GGGCACCGGGCGCTACGCAAGGATCCACCTTGTGTACCCGTTGATGATTGGATAACACACATGAGTCGAGGCACTTCGAGTAGTCTTGCAACTCGCCTTGATTGGGAGTTCAAGATTCCTCCTGCTTCGACTAGCCCTTGGTATCCGGACAGTGCGAGTTATTATAACTCGCATGTACTCATTTCTGAGTCGCACGGCAAGGGTCCCTACACGCAGGGTGACAGAGGTGGACCTTTTTATCTTAACAAGGTCCGCTATTCGATCACCCCTGGAGTGAACACGGGTAATAACAATTACCATCGTGGTCAGTTCCTTGTGGGGACTCCTGCCTCCTGGGTTCAACCAGGAATGCCAGCTGAGAAGACAAATACTCAGTTGGACGCGCTTGGCACAACAGCCATTGCGCGCAGTGCGCCGAATAATCCGGCTTTTGACGCAGCCACCTTCATCGGTGAGCTGCGTCAGAGCGGGCTGCCTTCTATGGCGGGGAGCTCAGCAATGCGAGACCAGGTAAAACTGGCTCGCGCTTCAGGTAGTGAATACCTGAATGTTGAGTTCGGCTGGAAACCTCTCGTGTCAGACTTGCGAAAGTTTGCACGAGCGGTCCAGCACTCCCACGAGATCATCAGTGGCTTCCAGAAAGGAAGCGACAAGAAGATCCGTAGAAGGTATGTGTTTCCACCCGTTGATAACGTATACACTGCGTCAAAGATCGGCTTTTTGCCGGTTCCGACGGAGGTATACGACACCGGGCAGGGGACCATATACGTTTCCGTAAGGGAACGTACGTGGTTTAGTGGAGCATTCCGGTACCATGTTCCCGTTGGGGAAGGTACCCTGGATAAGATCAATCGTTACCGATCTTATGCAGATAAGCTTCTGGGTGTGAACTTAACACCTGAGGCTGTTTGGAATGTCACTCCCTGGTCATGGGCCGCCGACTGGTTTGGGACCACTGGTGATGTTTTACACAACATCAGTGCCCTAGGCAAGGACGGCCTCGTGTTGCAATACGGCTACATCATGCATTCACAAATGCGTGACGAAAGCCGCTACGCGACGTATTCTGCGGCGCGTAGCAGCTCGTGGTACGAACGCTCTGAAAAGACGCTCGTACGACGGCCAGCAACACCATACGGGTTCGGCGTCGATCTGAATTCGCTTTCCGCGAAGCAGACCGCCATCCTCGTTGCTTTAGGTCTTTCTCGTCAGAGAAAGATTTAGGCAAGGAGGCACTCCATGTCGGGTCCATCAGTTCATATAGCTGGTGATAGCCCGTCTCCCATGTCGGAGCCTGGACGGCTCCGTCTCTCCCCGTGCTATGCACGGAGAAAGCAGTGTTTAATGTTCGCCGATCCACAGACAGTTACCATCAACGCGATCGCAAATACGTTGAATCGTACCGCTTTCGGAACCGATTCAGGTTCCTTCAGCAAGGACGACCGCAACGTCCAGCTCAAGATCTCGCATTCCTACACAGGATCGCGAGTTCGTCGGCTGGTGCGCATCGATCACCGGAAAATCGCAGCTGACCCGCTGGTCGCCACGCAGAACCTCAATTACCAGATGAATGCTTATCTGGTGATGGACGTTCCGCTTATCGGCTACACAGTGGCAGAGGCGAAGCAGCCAGTCGACGGTCTTCTGACCTGGCTGACTGCAACTTCCGGGGCTAACATCACCAAGCTTCTTGGTGGTGAAAGCTGATAGCTGTACAAGAGGGGGAGTTACCCTCTCGCTGTCTGCGGCAACATTAGACTATGGATCGCGACCCGAAGGGGCACGATGAAAAGCCTGATGCTGCTATGGAACACACTCGCCCATGAACTGGGCGGGTGGAGTCACGTAGACACCCGCCGCGACTGCAAAACAGTCGCGGATCGATCGAAGCATGAGGGTATATCGTTCCTTACGATTACCCTGCCATCCTTCGGCAAGGACCTTCAACAGGCCCTTGACCAGAGGCACGCGTCGAGCGACCTCTTCGTTGGTTTCCAACGGAGAGGCGAACTCCCCAGTTTCCTAGGTGGGTTCCTCGACCAGATCTTCGATCGTCGGAGTGGTGACCTGCTCGATGTACCTAACATCGATTCCATCTTCGCGGTTAGACAGCTCACGCTGTTTTTCCAGAAGATCGAGCTGGAATGTTCGAAAGAACGTACAGCTCGCGCGATGAGAAAGTACATCGAGACTGATGTCGAAGTTGCAAGGACAGACGCTTGTACTCCTGAGGTACTCCGCGAGGGGTACCGAAGGTTGTCTGTTCTTCTTTGGTCGGATGTCTTTTCCACCATGGATAGTGATATCTATGATGGTGACATCTTTCCAAGACACGGCAGCGGGGCCACTGCTGATCGAATTCGCGGAAACGCAAAATTCGATTTGGCAAGATGGTCCTGGAGACTGGAAAGCATCTTCCCTTTTGTGGAGTTTGCTTTACCCAGCCTCGGGAGAGGAAACTTTCATCTCCTTGACCGTGTGCAGTTCGACGAGCCTGGCGCAGAGCTACCCGTCAAGGTAGTCCCTGTACCTAAAACGCTGGAAACGCCACGGATCATCGCCGAGGAACCTGCTCATATGCAATATATGCAGCAGGCTCTCCTCGGAATGTTGGTTCCGTGCCTCGAAGGCTTACGCCTTCTACGAGGGGGTGGCACATCTCTGATGCGCCACTTCATCGGCTTTCACGACCAGCTCCCTAACCGGGAATTGGCCTGGAAAGGCTCCCTTGACCAGGAGCTTGCCACGCTAGATCTTAGCGAGGCTTCCGACCGCGTTTCCAATCAGCATGTACTGGATCTGACCGCTCGCTTTCCCTGGTTTTCCCAGGCTTTGCAAGCAACTAGATCCACGAAGGCTGATGTGCCTGGCTTTGGGGTTATACCCTTAGCCAAGTTCGCGTCGATGGGCTCAGCTGTCTGCTTCCCCGTGGAGGCCATGGTATTTCTTACCATGATCTTCTTAGGGATCGAGCAGCAGCTTGGTCACCCCCTTACACGCAAGGACATCAAAGCCCTGCGTGGAAGGGTGCGAGTCTACGGTGATGACATTGTCATTCCCGTAGACTACGTGCAATCAGTGATCCGAACATTCGAATCCTTTGGGATTCGAGTGAACTTGCGCAAGAGTTACTGGAACGGGAAGTTCCGTGAGTCTTGCGGCGGGGACTATTACGACGGGGTGGATGTGACACCCACCAGATTCCGTCGAATGCTCCCCGGGTCACTGAAGGACGCAGAAGAGATGATCTCGCTGATTTCTACCAGAAACCAATTGTACAAGAAAGGTCTCTGGCAGACGGCGAAATTCCTCGATGAAATCATCGAGAAAGTCCTTCCCCACTTTCCGGTGGTTGAGGAATCATCATCCGCGCTGGGACGGCACTCCCATACTTTCAGCTGGAAGGCTGAAGTTGGGGACCCTGACCTGCATTTGCCCTTAGTCAAGGCATATGTGGTATCAGCCAATCCACCGCCTTCCGAGGCGAGTGAAATTGGATCCCTGCTGAAGTGTCTCCTCGTCAACGATGGCACAGCTACCATCGATGAGGAGCACCTTCTGCGTTCGGGACGATCTTCGGCCGTTCGCATCAAGCCGAAGTATGTCACCCCCTATTAGAAGAAAGGGCAAAGCATGGCATCATCTCCACGAACAGTGTCACCATCAGGTGACGATGACACGCCGCTCTGGACCGCTTCGAAAGAAGCAGTTCTCAGCGACCGTGCATCTGTTGCAGACGCCGCGGCTCTCGTATTTGCATTCGAGTGTCTTGCGGAAATCTGTCTGCGCAAACTGTTCCCGGAGCTCCTTTCGGCGCCTCTCGGCGTCGAGATGGATAGGTCGGCCTGGATCTTGAGGATCCTTGTCCGCCATGGTGTCATGCCTTTCTTCAGGGAGGGTGATGGGAGCGATTCCGGGGTTTAACCCGGGGTCGCCACGTGGATAACCCAATGGCCTTGTGCCAAAGGAACCACGTGCTGAG